TAGGAGCGGCAGGAGAAGCTGGTCAGAAAGCTATGCCATTGTTTGAGAAAGCAAAAGCAGAAGCTAGAGCGGGTCAAGTGGCTGCTGGTAAGTTTGCTTTACAAGAAACAAAAGCAGATACAGTTGCAAAAGCAGCTTTCTTAAAAGAAAAAAGAACAGCACTTAACGCATTAGGTAAAGAAACAAGAGATCAACAAGGAAAATATATAATACAAGCAATGAAAGACAAAAATGATATTGATGTCGCTATGATAAATGCTAGAGCAAAAGCTATAAAAGATGGAAAACTTAATTTAAAGAAAAGCATTAGTCAACAAGTTCAAGGATTAAAAGGTGTAGAAGTTCAATTTGGATTTGACCAAAACGGAAATGAAAAAATATTAAACCCAACATCGTCAGCTAGAGGTTTAGCAGATGGATATGGAAATTTATTACAAGCAAACGATTCGATAAATTATTTATTAAACGTAAATAAAGAAATATCTCAAGCGAAATCACCAGCAGCTTATCTTTTAACAGAAAGAGCAAAAGGTCTATTAACTACGTTAGGTGTAAGAGGTGAGGAGTTATTTGAAGATCAAACATATGTAGATGCTAACGGAAACAAAGTTGTGATGAAAGGTATTTCTAAAGAGGCTGGAGCAAAAGCTGTTCAAGATAGATTACTTGCTCAATTTAAAAGATTTTTAAGTCAAGAAACAGGAAATGGTATTTCTAATGTAGATTTTAAAAATTTAGAAAAACAAGTTGGAAGAATTGATTTAGCAACTAATCCAAATGAAAGAATAATGAGATTAAACGAATTAAAGAAAATGTTTGCTGTTCCTATGAATAGAGTTAAATCTTTGTTTGACCAATTAAACGATAGAAGATTTCACACTAATGATGATAATTATACAAGAACTCAAGAAATATTGTTAGATGTTTTAAAAAAATCGACTCCAAAACAATATCAAAACAGAATTTCAATAGGTGAATCTGGTGGAATTGAAATAATAGATGTAACAGGATAATTAAATGGGCGTTTTAAAAATGGAGGTTGGTGGTAAAGAAGTCGGCTTTAAGATTAAAGGCGAAAAACCAACATTTTCAGAACAATTAAAAATTACTGAATATCTTAGAAGTCAAGAACAAGGTGTTTCTATTGACGAAAAAAAAGACTTAATTAACGAACAATTGTTCGATAGTAGTACAGGAATTAAGAGTGCTTCTTTGCGATCTGCACTATCAGCAGCCGAAAATAAAGATGAAGAAGCAGCTATACTGGCTAAATTTGATTTAGGTGAAAGTGATTATATTCGTGATAAGCGTGGTAGATTAGCTCTTACACCTGAAGGTGCGGCTAAATTTGGTCAAGAAACAGATAAAAATATACTTATAGATGAAGATGGCTTCAGTCGTTATGACTTAGCTGATCTTGCGGGTATAGCACCAGAACTTATTGGTGCAGTTGGTGGAGCTATAGCAGGACAAATCGCCATACCCATTCCTGTTCTTGGAGCAGCTATAGGTGCTGGGGTTGGTGCTGGAGCTGGTCAAGGAGTAGAAGAAATTGTTGAAGCTGGAGCTGGCGTATCAAAACAATCGGCTGGTGATATAGCTAAAGACATAGCAACGGAAGCAGCCATAGGTTTTGTTGGAGATGGATTGTTTGGGCTACTTGGTAAGGCTTTTGGTGTTGGTAAAAAATCTTTACAAGCTGGTAAAGAATTAACATCTGAAGAACTGGAAACAGCAGCTAAATCAATTGATATGGGTATATTACCTACGTTATCAGCCATCAGAGCGCCATCAGTTATTGCAAGAGCGCAAGGTATTGGAGAAAAAATATTTAAGACATCTGATCGTTTAAAGAAAAACAATGAAATTATGTCTCAAAAAATAAATGAATTTAGACAGCAATCTGGATCAAATACCGCTGATGAAGCTGGCAGTGCTTTACTTCAAGGTCTAAAAGACCAAAACGCATCTTTAATTAAAGCAGAAGCAGAAGCAAGAAAAGCTGTGTTAAAACAATTTGAAGATACAGCAAATGCATTTGCAAGTCCTGGCATGACTAGAAACCCTGATATAGATAATGAAATATTTGGTCTTTTTACAAACGCACAAGAACAGTTTAACAAAAACATGACGAGAACATTTAAAGCTGTTGATAAACTTATGGCAGATGATTTAGGAATGGGTAATTATCTTCATATATTAGACATACAGCCAAATATTAAACAAGCATTATTAAACATAAAGGGAGCAACAGGTAAAAGTTTTGATGATGCTAGAGCAGCATTAACTAATGCTAAATCTTTAGTAGATCAACGAGGAAACAAAGCCTCTTTTGTTCAATTATATAATGCTAGAAAATCTATAAATGATGAAATTATGTCAGGAGATGCAACTGTAGGTAGAGTGTTGAAACCTGTTTTAGATGATATAGATAGAGCATTATCTCGTGAACGATTAGATGTTACTACCGCAGGAGCAAAACTTACAACTGAGCAAGTTGAAACAATTGGTAAAGCTCAAGATCAATTATTAAAAGCAAGAAAAGATTTTAAAGACGGTAAAGATATTCTTGAAAAACTACAAGGCAATACACTTTTAAAAAATTTAGAGGACTTTGTAAAAACAGCAGACAGAGATGCAAGACGCATAACTGTTGATCCTGAAATATTTAAAGATTTAATTAAACCAAATAGACCACAGTTTTTAGAAGGAGCTATTGAAGTTTTAACAAAGTTTGGTAAACCTGGTGATGCTTTAAGATTTAGAGAAGAAGTATCAAATAACTTTATTAAAGATGCGCTAGCCAATTCAGGTATAGATTCCATGAGTCCACAATCGTTTAGCGGCAAAGCATTTGCTGATGCTATTGATAAATTAGGTACAAGTGGAGATGTATTGTTTGGTGGAGCAGACAAATATAATGGGATTAAGGCTTTAGCTAATCAAATAAGACAAACATCTATAGACAAAATGGATGACACTGTTATTGAAAACATTGTGAATCAACGTGGTAGTGATACACTAATAGGATTGTTAAATAGTGTTAAAGATGCACAAGTTAACTTAGGTAAATTACAAGCTAGTAACGTCAGAAGTAAGTTAGCCGCAGGTAATTTAAATGCCACTGAAGCTGGTGAACTAATAGCAAACAAATCTACTAAAGCAAATGAAATAACTGACATACTTGATTATTTTAGAAGTCAAAATGACACTGAATCAATTTCTAAAATTCAAGGTTATTTTATGAATAGCCTCATTGATGACTTTGGTGAAACTGTTATGACAGATGCTAACAAATTAAGTAAATTTGCTGATCGTATGTTAGACGCATCAAGAGGCGATAAATTAAATGTCCTTTATGGAGATGTAATGGGTAAGAACATGACAGAGTTTGCTAAAATATTAAAATTTAATGCAAGAACTGCTGAAGGTGGCGATCTTGTGGCTGCTAATATAGCCGCTAGTCCATTACAAAATTTAGGCAAGTTGGCAAAGTTTACTGTGCTAGGTAGATTTTTAACATCAGCTCCTTACTACGATCAAATTGTAAAGCAATATAAAAATGGTGTAAGAACTGCAAAGACAGACGCAGAAAGAGCTATGACACTAGGACAAGCTATAAGAAATTTTATGTCACAAGCACCTGGTCAAATGTTTCAAGAAGGCGTAAACGAAGGAGCGGATCAAATAGAAGCTCTTGCAGATAACTACGGAGTTACCTCTGCAATTGAAAATACAGCTAATCAAGTTCGAACAAATGTTCGGAATCAAACGCCAGCAGGTACAGGAATAAACGTAACTCCACCCGCAGCTAATACAGGATTAGGAGCAATCAACGTAAATTCACCAGGCACGGGAGCTTTATTAGGTCTTAGTCCTGTAAACCAAGCAATAGCAGCAAGGCAAACACCATGAACATAGATGAGTTAAGAGAAGAATTAAAAGAAGATGAGGGTTGTAAGTACGAAATTTACTTAGATCATTTAGGTTTGCCCACATTTGGAATAGGTCATTTAGTTACTGAATGGGATGAAGAGTATGAAA